GTAAGTGAATAAAAGTAAAAACCCCGTTTGTTGGCAGCAAGCGGGGTTTTGTTTTTATGGCAGTAAGCTATGGGAGGCTGCCTTGATTGATTTTAGCAAACTGATTAGGGAGTTGCGACTCATGATTAGTCAATTACCAAACTGGAAATTTTTGCTGGTCTGGAGCATCCCTTTTTTATGGGTAGTATCCCAGTTAATTGTGGCAATTAAGGGGTAGCTATGTCAGACAAACTCATAACGCCGGCAAAGGTCCTGTGTGTGATTGTCGGTATTTCATTTTCACTAATGCTGGTTGCTCTTTTTCTGTCCCTCGCCTGGGTGATGTTGTCTTCGTCGGGGCTGCTGGGGTGACAGTGACTGATGACATCAGCAGAGCGCTGGCTTTTGCTATTAAGTGGGTGGCTGTTGGTATTGCTGTGTCTCCGATGCTGTATGGGCTGGCAAAACTGGTCATTGCGCTGAAATCGTGAACTTTAAAAAGATGAGTGCTGAACTTATTCGGGCAATGGCATTTGCCATTCGTATTGTGGCCATTGCTGTTCTGGTCTGGGCAATCCGTTGGTGGTGATATGAACCGTGTTCTGTGTGTGGTGATTATTGTCCTGCTGGTAGCCTGTGGTGTGCTTAGTCTGGGGCTGAATCATTACCGCGATAACGCCATCACCTACAAAGCGCAGCGCGATAAAAAAGTCAGTGAGCTGAAACTGGCGAACGCGACAATTACTGATATGCAGATACGCCAGCGTGATGTCGCTGAACTTGATGCCAGATACTCGAGGGAATTAGCCGATGCGAGAGCTGAAAATGAAACTCTACGTGCTGATGTTGCCGCTGGTCGTAAGCGCCTGCGGATCAACGCCACCTGCTCCGGTACCGTGCGTGAAGCCACCGGCACCTCCGGCGTGGATAATGCAACCGGCCCCCGACTGGCAGACACCGCTGAACGGGATTATTTCATCCTCAGAGAACGGTTGATGACAATGCAGAAGCAGCTGGAAGGGGCACAGGACTATATCCGCACTCAGTGCCTGAACTAAGTTTTGCTGATGCGCCGTATCGTCGCTGTATTCCCTCATTAACAGAGACCGCAGCCCGACAGGGAGACTCCTCTGCGCGAGTGTGCGGGGATAATCAAAAACGATACACACCGGGGTTTACCGCGTTAACGGAGCGCGGCGTTGTCCCCTCATAGTCGCCAGTCCGGTGCGATGGTGGAAGAAACCGGACTACATTGAAAATGATAACCATTATCATTTTGCGGGTCCTTTCCGGCGATCCGGGCCGTTACGGGGCGGCGACCTCGCGCGTTTTCACTATTTATGAGATTTTTTGAGGGGGTGGTTGTTGTTTAATTGTTTGGTATATCTAATTGATAAGTAAGGTGAAAATAAAATAAATACAACAACCTTACGATGTGTTTTGATGTCGTCAATGCGAAAAATGTCAATGATATCAAATGGTTTTGCAAAAACACATGGTTGTTGTTTCGCTTTTTATCGATGACTTATGGAGAGGAGATGGCCTTTTTATTGAATAAAAGTGATATGGCCTCCTCCATCGGTATCTCTGTTCAGGCATTTGATAAATGGGGCGTTCCTCCTGTTGAACGTCGGGGGAGGGAAGTTTTATATGACGTTAAAACTGTACTGGAGATAGATCGCGAGCGGCGACAACACAATCAGAGAACACCTGATGACGGGGGAGAACTGGAGGAAAGGCTGCTTCGGGCCAGAGCTGAACTGACAGAAGAACAGGCTGTAGCTCAAAAACTTAAAAATCAGGTAACCGAAGGTAAGCTCATCGATTCAGACTTCTGCGTTTTCGCCCTCAGCAAACTGGCGATGGCATTGTCCAGTACGCTTGATTCCATTCCGTTATCCATGCAGCGACAGTTCCCGGATTTAACGCCACGTCATATTGACCATCTGAAAACCCTTATTGCAAAGGGCGCAAATCAGTGTGCGCGGGCAGGGGATAAATTACCGGATTTGCTGGATGAATATATCAGAGCAACAACTGAATAATATGGTGGCCGCCGTTTCGGTTGCGCTGCAGCCTCTGGTCAGGGTTGTACCGATGACGGCAGTTGAATGGGCTGACCAGTATTATTATCTGCCGAAAGAATCCTCATACGGTGACGGCGAATGGAAAACGCTGCCGTTCCAGATCGCCATCATGAACAGTATGGGGAATGATCAGATCCGCACTGTTAATCTGATTAAATCTGCCCGTGTTGGCTATACAAAGATGTTGCTGGGAGTCGCCGGGTATTTTATTGAGCATAAATCCCGAAACAGTCTGCTTTTTCAGCCCACGGATTCTGCCGCTGAAGATTTTATGAAGTCTCACGTGGAGGCGACGATTCGGGACGTGCCATGCCTGAAAGATCTTTCCCCGTGGCTGGGTCGTAAACATCGTGACAATACTCTCACGCTGAAACGCTTTTCATCGGGGGTGGGCTTCTGGTGCCTGGGTGGTGCGGCAGCAAAAAACTACCGTGAAAAATCCGTGGACGTGGTCTGCTATGACGAACTTTCCTCGTTCGAGCCGGATGTCGAAAAAGAGGGCTCGCCAACCCTGCTGGGGGATAAGCGTATTGAGGGCTCGGTATGGCCAAAATCCATTCGCGGCTCGACGCCTAAAATAAAAGGCTCCTGCCAGATCGAAAAAGCGGCCAACGAGTCGGCGCATTTCATGCGTTTTTATGTGCCCTGCCCGCACTGTGGGGAGGCGCAGTATCTGAAATTTGGCGATGAGTCCACGCCTTTTGGCCTTAAATGGGAGAAGGACAGCCCCGAAAGCGTTTTCTACCTCTGTGAACATCATGGCTGCGTGATCCATCAGTCTGAGCTTGACCAGAGCAACGGGCGGTGGATCTGCGAAAACACGGGGATGTGGACCCGCGACGGTCTGACGTTTTTCAGCGCCGCGGATAATGAAATTCCGCCGCCGCGCTCCATCACATTCCATATCTGGACGGCGTACAGTCCGTTCACCACCTGGGTACAGATTGTCTATGACTGGCTGGATGCACTGAAAGATCCCAACGGCCTGAAAACCTTTGTGAACACCACGCTGGGCGAGACCTGGGAAGAGGCCGTGGGCGAAAAACTCGATCACCAGGTGCTGATGGATAAGGTTGTGCGTTACACGGCTGCGGTGCCTTCCCGGGTGGTTTATCTGACGGCGGGCATTGACTCGCAGCGAAACCGTTTTGAGATGTATGTCTGGGGATGGGCTCCGGGAGAGGAAGCCTTTCTGGTGGATAAAATCATCATTATGGGGCGTCCCGATGAGGAAGAGACGCTGTTACGTGTGGATGCGGCGATCAACAAAAAATACCGCCATGCAGACGGAACCGAAATGACTATTTCCCGTGTCTGCTGGGACACCGGGGGGATCGATGGCGAAATTGTCTATCAGAGGTCAAAAAAACACGGTGTTTTCCGGGTGCTGCCGGTAAAAGGCGCATCTGTTTATGGCAAGCCGGTGATCACCATGCCAAAAACCCGCAATCAGCGGGGCGTGTATCTGTGCGAAGTGGGGACGGACACCGCAAAAGAAATTCTCTATGCCCGTATGAAAGCCGATCCCACGCCTGTGGATGAAGCCACGTCGTATGCCATCCGTTTTCCTGATGATCCGGAGATTTTTTCGCAGACAGAGGCGCAGCAACTGGTCGCGGAAGAGCTTGTGGAGAAGTGGGAAAAAGGAAAGATGCGTCTGCTGTGGGATAACAAAAAGCGGCGTAACGAAGCGCTGGACTGCCTGGTGTATGCCTACGCGGCATTACGTGTGTCCGTGCAACGCTGGCAGCTTGATCTGGCTGTACTGGCAAAATCCCGGGAAGAAGAGACGACCCGGCCAACCCTTAAAGAACTGGCAGCGAAGCTGTCCGGAGGAGTGAATGGTTACAGTCGCTGAACTGCAGGTGCTGCGTCAGGCGCGCCTTGATTTATTAACCGGTAAACGGGTGGTGTCTGTCCAGAAAGATGGTCGCAGAATTGAATATACGGCAGCTTCTCTGGATGAGCTTAACCGGGCGATCAATGATGCGGAGTCGGTACTGGGGACAACCCGCCGTCGCCGTCGTCCGCTGGGAGTGAGGTTATGAAACGAACGCCTGTCCTGATTGATGTGAACGGCGTTCCGCTTCGGGAGAGCCTCAGCTACAACGGTGGCGGTGCAGGATTTGGCGGGCAAATGGCAGAGTGGTTGCCACCCTCGCAGAGTGCCGATGCGGCCCTGCTGCCCGCGTTGCGTCTGGGGAATGCCCGTGCAGATGATCTGGTGCGCAATAACGGAATAGCGGCCAATGCGGTGGCCCTGCATAAGGATCACATTGTCGGGCATATGTTTCTGATTAGCTACCGTCCGAACTGGCGCTGGCTGGGGATGCGGGAGACCGCGGCAAAAAGTTTTGTCGATGAGGTGGAGGCGGCCTGGTCAGAATACGCAGAAGGGATGTTTGGTGAGATCGACGTGGAAGGGAAACGCACGTTTACGGAATTTATCCGTGAAGGTGTGGGCGTTCATGCGTTTAACGGCGAAATCTTTGTGCAGCCGGTCTGGGATACGGAGAGTACGCAACTGTTTCGTACGCGTTTTAAAGCCGTGAGTCCGAAACGGGTGGACACGCCAGGACACGGTATCGGGAACCGTTTTCTGCGGGCCGGTGTGGAGGTCGATCGATATGGCCGTGCCGTTGCGTACCATATCTGTGAGGATGATTTTCCTCGCTCCGGGAATGGACGATGGGAACGGATCCCGCGTGAACTACCCACCGGGCGTCCGGCCATGCTGCATATTTTCGAGCCGGTGGAGGACGGGCAGACCCGTGGAGCCAATCAGTTTTACAGCGTTATGGAACGGCTGAAGATGCTGGATTCCCTGCAGGCAACACAGCTTCAGTCGGCCATAGTGAAGGCGATGTATGCAGCGACGATTGAAAGTGACCTTGATACCGAAAAGGCCTTTGAATATATCGCCGGTGCGCCGCAGGGGCAGAAGGATAATCCGCTTATTAATATTCTGGATAAGTTCTCCACCTGGTATGACACGAATAGCGTGACGCTGGGCGGTGTCAAAATTCCGCACCTTTTCCCCGGTGATGATCTGAAACTTCAGACCGCGCAGGATTCAGACAATGGATTTTCTGCGCTTGAACAGGCGCTGCTGCGGTATATCGCCGCCGGTCTTGGCGTTTCCTACGAACAGTTGTCCCGTGATTACTCGAAGGTCAGTTACTCAAGTGCCCGCGCCTCCGCCAATGAGTCGTGGCGCTATTTTATGGGGCGGCGAAAATTTATTGCGGCCCGGCTGGCCACGCAGATGTTTTCCTGCTGGCTGGAAGAGGCACTTCTTCGGGGGATTATTCGTCCGCCACGGGCACGTTTTGATTTTTATCAGGCGCGATCAGCCTGGTCACGGGCAGAGTGGATTGGTGCCGGAAGAATGGCCATTGACGGGCTCAAGGAAGTCCAGGAATCAGTGATGCGCATTGAGGCCGGACTGAGCACGTATGAGAAAGAGCTGGCGCTGATGGGCGAGGATTATCAGGACATTTTCCGCCAGCAGGTCAGGGAATCTGCTGAGCGGCAAAAAGCCGGACTCTCACGTCCGGTGTGGATAGCGCAGGCGTATCAGCAGCAGATAGCGGAGAGTCGCAGGCCGGAAGAGGAGACAACACCACGTGAGACGTAATCTTTCACACATTATTGC